GCGCCCAGCGCGGCGAAGCCGCACCTGACAACGATCTCCCTATGCCATCGGACTTAGAAGCTTTGATTTCCGATATTCGTAATCAAGTTACAATTTTGTACTACTCTCCTGACAACATTGAGCATAAGCGCAAACTTCGGCTGTGTTTGCGCAAGTTTGCCCGCATGTTTAATATTCCGGTGTCCGGACAAGATTAGTCTATGCCGCGCAAAGCCGACCAAAGCTTCAAAAGGGAGCTGAAAAAGGTCGCCGACCAGGTAACGGCGCGCGCTGTTCTTGCCGAACAGAAGCGCCGCTCCATGTCGAGCAAGGGCATCTTGTTTGACCGCCGCGCCAGACAGATTCCTGAGCGCGTACGCAACCAGCTTTTTGGCTATTGCCACGAAAAGCAGCGGCAGCTTCTGCAGGCGACGGACCGCTTCAAGTTGCTGTGCTGTCCGCGTCGTACGGGCAAGACTACCTACAACATCTTTGAGGTTATCCTACATGACCTAAAGTTTCCCGGCTGCGTAATCGCGTATATTGTTCCCGATAGCCGAGCGCACGCAAAAGACCTCTTCTGGCTCCCTATGGCGGAGGTCAACAAGAAGTTAGACCTTGGCTATACGTTTCGGGAGGTAGAAAAGCGTGTCATTACTCCGTCGGGTACGAACATTCTCATCCTCGGTGCCCATGACGCTGATAGCCCCAAGCGTTTGCGTGGTAATCCTTACGGCCTTGTTCTTTTGGATGAGTGCAAAGATTTTGGACCTCATTTCGAAGAACTGGTCGTTGAAGCAGTGCTTCCTGGCTTGGGGGATTACGGCGGTACTCTTGTGCTTAGCGGTACTCCTGGAGATACGTTTGACGGCCTCTTCTATCGCATTTCAACGGGCCAACCGGAAGGCTGGAAAGTTGCTCGCTGGATTAAGTCAGACAACACCTTCTTGCGAGAAGAAGAACGAGACCTAGAAAAAGTTTGGCAGACGACGTATGCGCCGTTTGGTCTCAGCAAGGACAGTCCCAAATTCCGACGTGAGCAGAAAGCAGAATGGGTCCGGGAAGACAGTGAGCGGGCCTACTACTACACCGAAGAGCGCAATGGTTGGGACGGAGAGCTCGACCAGTCAAAAGAGTGGGAATACCTTTGCGGCATCGACATCGGCAAAAATGACAAACTTGTTATTCAGCCAGCAGCTTTCTCGTATCAGGACGAAAACCTGTATTTCCTCGACACTTTCGGCGAGCGAGGAATGTTCATCGAAACGATGTGCAACAGGTGGCGAGAGCTAAACGATAGGTTTAAGTTCGTGGGCACTGTTGTCGACACGGGTGGTCTTGGTGTCATGATTGTTGACGATATCAACATGCGTTACGGCTTTAACTGGCAGGCAGCGCAAAAAGGGCAGGGTTACAAGCTTGGCGCCGTAGAGCAGCTAAACAATGACATGCTTCTTGGTCGTATCAAGTCCAAGCCTGACACAGACTTGGCCAAGGCGTGGTCTCGTTCGCTCAAGTCGAAGTCTACGGGCCTGCCTACCCATAGCGACGAATGCGACGCTGCTTTATACCTTCACCGCTTCTCCTTCCATTGGCAGGGTTTGACCCCTGCTGAGCGGCCGCGAAAGGAAAGTGCGGCCTGGTGGGAGGAGCAAGAGAAGCAGGCGCTCGAGGACGCAATTCAGCGCAAACATGAGCGTCAAAGGGGATTACGTGCCATCTCGGACAACGACTAAAGGGAACTGTCGCGGCAAGAGCGACCCTCGAATGGCCTTGGTCAAGTGGGCTCGCGAAAACGGCGCTGTCCACATCAAGGTTGATGGCGTGGAGCTGACTTTCCCTCCGGACTTCGCTCAGGCGGCGACGGACCCGGGCCTTAGCCCGGAGGACGTTGTCCGCCGAGCGTCCAGGCAGCCAGAATTTAATCGGAATGCCCCTGATGCGGTAATTTCAGAGCATCCGGACGAGTTCGCCGAGAATTCGGACCGATGGGGCAAATTTCAGCCCTTTTCTGTCAAAGGTTAAGCGCCGATGAACACGAACCACGTCCGTCCTTGGTACGAGGAAGAGTCCGACGAGGACATCGCGTCCAATGTTGACGGTACGGCCCACACCATCCAGGAGGCGCAAAGCGGGCACTTCCATGAGATGCTGCGCAACGGGTCGCTGTACTTGAATCGCGACATGATGGCGCTGTCGACGGAGCAAGACGGCGATTGGCCGCGCATGCCGCAGCAAATCCGCAACGTGGCTCGTGCTATCTGCGACCAGGTCATCGCCAAACACGTCGAATCCGAGACCAAGGTCTCGTTTTCCGTAGAAGACGGCGATTTTGGGGCGCATCAGGCAGCTGAGGACATGGACCGTTTCTGTTGGGGCGAATTTGAGCGCACCAACCTGTATTGGAAGGGCGAGCAGGCTTTTCGTGACTCATGCTGGGCCGGAGATGGCTGGCTCAAGTTCTACCAGCACAACGGCCGGGTAGCGGTCGACAGGGTGGTTCCCTGGGAGGTGCTAATTGACGAAGCGTCGGCTTTCGGTACCGAGACGACCGAGATGTATCAGCGACGCTATGTGCCTAGGGCGTGGGCTATTCGTGCGTTTGCTGACCAACGCGACCTTATCGAGAGCTTGCCTGCTTGTACGCCGCCTTATCGCTGGCCGAACACTGAGCAGGATGTTGTCCAGCTGACAGAGGCTTGGCACCTGGCCAGTGACGAGGGCGAAAACGATGGTCTTCATGTCATTTGCTGCGGCAACGTGCCCATCGTGGTGGAGCCTTACAAGCACACGACTTTCCCGTTTGCGCGTATTTCCTGGGGTCCGCCGCTGGTCGGCGCCTATGCCATTTCGCTGATTGCCGAGCTCCTTCCTCTTCAACTCGAGCTAGGCAAGTTAGACAAGCGCATCCAGCACTCTCTTCACCTAATGAGCGTGCCGCGCTTTTGGCAGCAAGCCCAGACAAAAATCTCTCCCGAGTACGACAACCGCATCGGCAACGTCTACAAGTACACGGGCCAAAAGCCCGAGCAGGACGTAGGCATCGCCGTCTCGCCCGAACTCTATAAGCAGGCGGACAACCTCGTGCAGGCCATGTATTCGCTGGCGCATACCAATCCGATGCAGGCCGGCGACATGCCAAGCCGATACGATAGCCGCCCTGCCTTGCGAGAGGCACAGGAGATTACTGACCAGCCGCATGCATGGGTTGGGCAGCGTTGGCAGCGCATGTTTGTTGAGTGCGGCAAGCAGGTTATTCGAGTAGCTCGCGAAATTGTCGCTGAGCACGGCTCCTACAAGACCTTCGGCAAGGCTCGAGGGTTTGTTGAGGAAATTGACTGGGCAGACTGCAATCTTGACGACAATCAGTTCGTCATCAAGCCGACGCCAAGTTCGCTGCTTCCGACGACAGTGACGGGCAAGCGCCTTGTTGTTGAGGACATGTTCCAAAAGCAGCTTATCACCGACCCTGCCGATGCCTGGGCCTTGCTTGCCGGTATGCCCGACGTCGATGCCATTGCGAAGGAAAAGACCAGCCAGAAGCGGTTGGTCGAAAAGCAGTTGGACATGATGATTCGCAAGGGTCGGGACGTCATGCCGGACGAGTGCATCGACCCGAACTACGCCAAGCAAAGGGCGCAGTCGCAGCTGCAGCTGTTGCTCTGTAAGACAAACGTTCCAGATGACGTTAAAGACCGCTTGGACAACTACATTCAGGAATGTGACAACCTTTACTTGCAGGCGAATCCGCCGCCACCACAGCCAAACGCCGCGCCCGGACCTCTCGGCGTGCCGGCAGGGATGAACCCAAATGGACCAGCAGCAGCCAGCCCCATCGACCCCAGCCTCGCCCAGCCAGGGTTACCAAGCCCTGGAGGCGTCCCCGGAGGACCTGGGCCTGTCGCCGTCGGGTAAGCTCGAGCTCTCAGATACGGGCGAAAAGGACGACATCGCAGAGGCGCTGGCGGCCGCCGCGGAAGCGGTGCCGCTAGAGCCGGAAGTGGGTCAAAGTCAGGCAGAAGACGCGGAGGCCGCTTCCCCGTCGAAGCCCGAACTCCCAGCCATACAGCAAGAAGCCAAACCAGAAGAGACCTCCGCGCCCAATCCGAATAAGGTCAGCGCGAGTGATTGGGCAAGGTTTCATCGGGAAAAACGGGACTTTTTTGCCGAGCAGCAGCAGGTCAAGGCAGACCGGGCCGAGATCGACCGGGTCAAGGGTATCCTGGCCAACGCCAAGCAGGACCGACTGGCCGCCCTTGAGGCTCTTGGCTACACCGACATCAAAGAGTTCGTCCACGGCCTAGCCGAGGACGGCGGGCGGATGACGCCCGAGCGCCGAGAGCTTAACGAATTGAAGGCTTGGCGCGAAAAGCTCGAATCGGCTGAAAAAGACCGGGCCACGCAACTTGAGCAAAAGGCCGCTCAGGACGCCATCCAGGCCAAATTGGACAACCTGCGCGGTCAGGTCAAAAGTCGCATCACCTCTGAGGATTACTCGAATCGCATCGTCAACTTGAAGGATGCCGACGAACAGGTAATGCTAGAGATGGACAGGATGGCTACAGAGAGCGGGCAGATGCCCGATATCGACGAAGCCATCGAGCGAGTAGAGGGACGGTTCACCCAGTATTTGGGCGAAATGGCTGCCAATCCGGCAATTATGGCCTTTTTCGGCGAGAGACTAGGTAACCGGCAGTCACCGCCAGCGG